GTTTCTTGGCGGATGCACGACCTTTAGCGTTCAAACCGCCAGTAGGACTCTTGCCTTCTTTGCGTTGCCAAGCAGCAGTCTTTGCCATTACTTTTTCTTTGGTTTGGTGTGCTTCAAAACTTTGCTTGACGCACTGTGCTTTGCACCACTATGAACTTGACCGTCCATCTTGTGCGTTGCACCCTTGTATTCTTTGCCACTAGGGAGATAATGCTTTGATGACTTACCCATTACTTTTTCCTCGCTGCCTTCATGTTGTCAATCAGGTTTGGGTAAGGACGGCCAGCCTTCTTTGCTGATGCCTTAGCCATCGCCTTCTTCTTCGGGCTGAGCTTCTTTGACTTCTTCTTAGGGTTTGGTGTTTCCCAAACTGGCTTATCTTTTTTCATATCAGGAGTCCTGCTGCTTTCAAAACGTCACGTACATTCAACACTACACGGTGCTTCACGCCTGGGGTTAGTTCCACCCGATGCCCGCCAATGTCAGCCTGCACCCGTTTCTTTACCTCAATCTCGCACTCAGGTTCCAACGCCTTCCACTTACCAGTAACCCTGTTGCCTGTTGGCTTGACCACCTGTAGCAACTGATCGGCTGCCGTGTTCCAGTTGAACGCGCTTGTCTCACCAGCATGGGTTTCTGCTTGTTGCCGGTAACGCTTATGGTTCTCATGCAAATCCTTTAGAGCGTCACACAAAGCGTCAAAGTCTGGTTCATCCCAATCACCCATGTTCTGCCATACACCTTCATTGGTGGGTACTGAACGGGTGGGGATTCGATGGGTTGCTAGATCAGAGAACTCTCTGTGACCGTGTGCGTCAGACAGAACCGTTGGGACACCTGCTGAGATGGCCTGCAACGGCATCAACCCGAAACCCTCTCCACGGGATACCGACACAAAACAGTCAGCGGAACGCACCAAGTCTGCTTCTTCTTCTACGGTCATCCACTTGTTATGCACCACCACATTCGGGTAGTCCAGGTTTGGTGGGGCAGACAGATACGGTGGAACGATCTTGATGTGCAGTTCAGCATCAGGGAGATTCAGTGACAGGAACGCTTTGAGTACAACATCCAAGCCTTTGCGATACCACTCTGATCCACCGCACAAGATACGGAACTTATCGTTCTCAGGTCGAGCTTTCGGATACCACATTTCACGGTCAACACCTAAAGGTATTACACGCACGTTGTCATGGAACTGTGAGAACAATTCCCAGTTGTGCATAGATGGAACAACCACCGTGTCAAACAGGTGCAGGTATTCGGAGAACTGTGGTGGCAACCAGTTCGTTTCCCACATGGTTAGCAACGCAGGATTCTGTCCAACAGTCCAACCTTTAATCAGGTTCGGTCTGAGAGCAAAGATAACCCGTTCAGCGTCATCACACAATTCAACTTTGGTTGATAGCGCGTCCCGCAAACCAGACACCATTTTGCCGTACCCCACATGAGGCAGGTTCACCCCGACAAGGCTCAGGTATTGGGAAGTATTCCCGTTTCGACTTGCCATTTTTCTTCTGCTCGTTTCTCAACTTTGGCTGCACCGTCAATCTTGCGAGGTTGTACCCCGTTACGACGTAAACGCTGATATGCGTCTAGGTCCTTGTCTAGCACACGGTCTTTGTCGTTGATCGTTGCAACACGGGCTTTACCACCACGCGACGGCATAGCGTCAGCACCGATACCAACATAAGCAATCTTGCAACCGAAGCATCCCTCAACATCTAAATGGGGGTGCGTTTCTTGATGTTTAACCACTGATATAACTCCCGTATCCTGCTGCTGTAAGCGATGCTACCTCAGTAGCGTCCACCTCGTTTTCATGTCCACCGTAGTACACCTTTGCCACCGTAGACATATCACCAGGTTGGTTCTCTGTGTATCCACCTGTGTTCAACAGGTACACGTTTCTACCTCTAGCGGTTGGGGCAACATGGGATGCCAAACGGTTTGCTAGTCGTTGTTCTTGTGACAGCACAATTCCTTTAGTAAACATCTCAGGGAATGTCTTACGGGAAAAGTTGTCTGTTGGTGTGCGAAAGATAGCCATTAGGTGATGCTTGCTCCGAATCCTGCTGCGGTTAACTCTACAACTTCTGCGTCAGTTAGGTAATGGTCATGGCCACCTAGCCACAGTTTCACTACCTGACCTTGATCTCGTTGATCGACTGTGGTGTAGTCACCGTTGGTCAGTTCATACAGGTTTCGTACACGAACATTGGTTCGGTTGTATCGTTGTAAACGGTTTGCTGCACCCACATCACGGTAAGTGGCACCTGGATAGTTGTAGGTAAACGGGACACGGAAGATATGGGATTTAACCCAATCAGCTGCAGATGTGCCTGTGCCTGATCCTGTAGCGGAACGGGAGTACAAGACACCGCCCAACGAAACCGAATCACCAGCACCACTACCCGTGGCAGTACGGATGTTGATAACAAGATCAACCCCATCACCCGAACCAACACCTGAACCTGTGGCAGTACGCAAAGGAACACGAATGAACGTGGCAACAGAATCCCCTGATCCGCTGCCCACAGCCGTTCTAACAGGCGTAATCTTGCTGGTAGCACTCTCAGAGCCGACACCGCTACCTGACGCTATACGAGGCGCAATATGCAACCCCGTTGAATCCATCGTGCCAACACCAAAACCAGTAGCAGAACGAAACGCCACCAAACTACCAATAGCAGTTTCACTACCAACACCTGAACCTGTACCTTGGCGTTGACGCAACACCTGCCCGTCTGCCGATGATGAACCTAAACCCGATGCGGATGCTGTGACAATAAAAGCCCTTGCACCAAATGCGGTTTGCGTACCAATACCACTACCAGTGGCGGTGCGAATAGCATTAACGTACCCGTAGCGATAAAACGGATGGGTGTTTTTGAACGGTTCTGTAAAACCTGTGACTGCTGTAATTGCCATGAGGGGTTATCCCCTAACGGCTAGTCGAGCGACAGCGTGAGAGTAGTGATCTGAAAAGTATCGCCAGCCGTGACAGCAGCAGACGACGACAATGCGCCAGTCCACAAACAGTTGCCCGCAGTAGACGCATCCCACAAAGACCAATGCGAATAAGTTTCAGTAGCAGCAACGTTCGTCCACTCCAAAGTTGCAGAAGTTGCAATAGAACCAGAAGCAGCAGTAGCCCACGCAGCAACCTTGCGAGTTGTCTCAGTAGCAGCCGAAGAAGTGCCAGCCTCACCAGCATCCGCGGTATGCAACTTCACATAAACGTTCGTAGGAATAGTCCACGCAGTCTTGCCTGTCGTGTGTTCAAGAATCTTTAATTCCGCATAGTTGGAAATCGACATACAAACCTTTCGTCTAAAAGACTATACCAAATACAAAAAGTGGGGCAACCGAGCGAGGGGACTCGGCTACCCCACATCTTGTGGGAGGACTAACTAGTAATTAGTTAGCACCAATGCTGGATGACGACTCAATGCGACGCAACGAAGCTTCGCGGAAGCGGCCATAACCGCCGAGCCAATACCAACCGATTGGATTGAAACGCATGAGCGAGTCAACCACTGGGCCGCGAACGACCTTTGCGAAAGCACCGTTGCCATCAATCTGGCTGTATGCCTTTGCAAGAGCCTGACGACCCATGATGTGTGTGCAATACACGTCAACGTTGCCAGTTGTGCTGGTTCCGTTTGATGCGTCAGTGAACACCTTGGCGCGTGGGGTTTCGATGAATCGTACTGATTCAAAGGTTCCGATTTCGCCGTTGTAGATGTTCTGTGTGTCAACAGCTACGTGAGGTGCGTTCCATGATGCGTTGCCGGTTTCACGACGAAGGTCGTACGACACGTCAGGATGGATGTAGCCCATGTAGTAACCATTGAAGGTTGCAACGTTTGCAGCACGCAAAGCGGCAGTCTGCTTACGGATGTCGTTGGCTTCAATGATGTCTTCTGCTGCAACCGTTACACGGCTTGAAGGATCAGTTGATCCACCGCCACCGTATGCAACGTTGGTTCCTGCTGCAAGCACTTCGCGAACAACCTGGTCCAATGAGTCACCAGCGTTGTAACCGATAAGGTTCGCTGCTGCTGCATCAACGTCCAAGAACGCTGTTCCACGGAGTTTTGCGGTTGTGGTAATCGTGTTGCCGTATTCAGCCAAAGTGACCGTTACCTGACTGTCACCCATTGTTGCAGGGGTGAGGTCAGCGGTTTCGCTGAGGGTTGAAGTTGCTGCTGCAAGTTCGCTGAAAATCGTGAAGATTACAGCTGATCCTGGCATAGCTTGGTTTGTTGCTTGAACGTCGGCTGCCTGATCGAACAGCATCTCTGAACGTAGGGCGAAATACGCCAAACGATCGTAAGCAGACTGATCTACAGAAACCGAACTGGCCTGTGTAATTGCCATTTCTTTATTCCTTTAGGGGTAGCCCCAAAGAATGTGAATCCTAAGGGGAGTGATTAGTACTTTTCTGCTTCGGCTCGCGCCTGGGCTAGCAACTGCATCACTTCATCTGGGGATTTTGCATTGGCAACACGTTGAGCGTAATCGGTAGGAGGTTCGCTAGTCTCGCCAGCTCGCGCTGCCTGTGCCACACGGTTCCATGATTGCTGTTCAGCAACCACTTCCTTGTTCTGACTAGGTATGAGACTTGCTTCTTCTGCCGCTTGTCGAATGGCCTCCGGTGTTAATTCACCGTCGTAGCCTTTAACGAAATACTTGTACTTCGGATCGTTCGGGTCCATGCCCGCTTTCACGAAGTTAAGTTCTCGTTGGGCTGCCTGTGCTCCTGCTGCTGCTTCACGTAAAGCCTTATTTTCGGCTTCAAGTTTCCGCATATGCGCTCGCATAGGGTCCTTCGATTGCTGCTGGTCTTGCACTGCATCATCCTCAAACTCGTAGTTTGCATCTGACATGACCCACTCCTTCTGCCCACATTCGGCTGGAGGTTCCCGAATGGCTGCAAGTCTCACCCCTTTTGCACATTGAAATCGGGGGCTTTCCAATGGTGTCCGTTACCGAACATTCCTAGTATACACACACTTGACTTGCAAGTGTCAAGTATGCTATTGGGCTTTACCCACCGAAGTAGAAATAGAGCCTGATGTTTCACCAGTTGTACGAGCAAACGAACCGCCACCAGCAAACTCACCTGCACGAAGGCGACGTTTACGCTCCAACTCTTGTTGCGCGGCGACATCAATCCCGAACGCCGCACCTGCCAGTTGTTCACCGGATAGTGCAGTCTCCCCCGCAAAAGTCTGCTTTAGTTCGCCTAACCCGCCGACTTCAGCGAAGCCTGCGCGAGCCTGCTGTTCAGTAATCCCTCGTCGAGCCAAGTCCTCAGCAAACGCACCCGATAGTTGGATACCACCCTGCTCTAGTCCGCGTGCTGCGATACTTGCGGCTTGTGCTTGGCGGGTGAGTAATGGGGCTGTGCGTTGTGGGTCAAGGAAGTACGCAGCTAACTGTCCTTCAGTGACACCGTACAGATTTCGCATCTGGTCTTTCACACCTGGGTCAGCGTCAGCCACGGCACGATAGCCCTGTTGGACACGCTCGTTCAGTTCTGATGGGGAAACATCACCCTCAATCAAGGCTTGGAAGTCATCTGATTGGTCATAGAAACTTGCTGGAAGACCGTTGGATTGAAGTGTTTGACGAAAGCTATCTTCCAGTCCAATATATGAACCAGGGTCAAGTTCAGACAACCCCTTCTTCAGTCGAGCAGCGTTACCCGCAAATCTCTTTTGGTACGCAGGTTGTTCACGAATAGCAAAAATGATTGCATCAGGGTTGTTGATGTTCACTGTTTCTTTGGCAATAATTTCGGTGTAAACA